AAATTAGGTTTAAATAAAATAAATTTTAATAACAATTATGCTTTATTTAAAACAGGTGAAAAAAATAAATCTATAGTAGGTCTTCCAGCTAAAATGACGTGTTTTAAAAACGGTACAGTAACAATTGCAGGAGACACTTTTAGTGATGGTTTTTTTGTATGGTTAGTTTGTACAAATCAAGATAGTGGAGGGTTTTTTAAAACCTCTGGTATTGTAAATTTTGAGCAAATTAGTGATGAAGTTTATTCAATAGAAACGGAGAATAGTTATTATGAATTATGCAAAATTACTACTAATAGTTAGTACAATAAATTGTAGTCCGTCTAAAATTGATACAAATTTAAAAGATTTAAAAAATATAATTGACAAAGTAAAGCAAGATCAACCAGTATATATAGACCACAAGCTTTTATCTTTAAAAGAAAGGCGAGAGCTTAGAAATAGAATGTGGGCAAGCGTAAGATGCTTAGAATGTAAAGAAGTTAACGGAAAAACAGCAATAGAAGAAATAGACCCAAATTTATAAAAAAAGGAGAAAAAAATGGGATTAAAAGAAATAATATTAGATGGCGTTAAGTACGTTTTAGCTAGTGAAGTAAAACAAGATTTTAAAGGTAATCTTAAAATAGTTGTACTTCAACGAGGCTGGGTAATGGTAGGTAGATTTGAAAGAAATGGTTCAGAATGTAAACTAACAAACGCTTCTGTAATTAGAAATTGGGGTACTACAGCAGGATTAGGTGAATTGGCATTAAAAGGTCCTTTAAATAGTACAAAATTAGACCCTTGTCATGGAGAAGTTGAATTCGATTATTTAACAGTTGTTTGTACTATTTCTTGTAATGAGGAAAAATGGAAATAAAAAGAACTATAAATTTTGAACATCAAAAGTTTTCTGTTAGCAGTGCCTACGGCAGCGGCTATGGCTACGGCAACGGCTACGGCGACGGCAGCGGCGACGGCTATGGCTACGGCAGCGGCAGCGGCGACGGCGACGGCGACGGCAGCGGCGACGGCTACGGCTACGGCTACGGCAACGGCTACGGCGACGGCGACGGCAGCGGCGACGGCTACGGCTACGGCTACGGCAACGGCTACGGCGACGGCTATAGCTATGGCTATTAAACAATATAAAAAGGAGAAATATAAATGAAAACATTGGTATTATTAACAGTAATTTTAGCAGCATTTACATCATGTGACGGCAACAACCACAAAACAGCTTTTGTATCGGCAAAAGACGGAGTAAACGGTAAATCTTGCACCGTATCTAAAGTAAATAGTGCCACTACTATTTCTTGTGAAGACGGATCAAAAGCATTGGTTTATGATGGTAGTCAAGGAGCGGCAGGACCTCAAGGTTTACAAGGAATACAAGGACCTAAAGGCGATACTGGTAGCCAAGGCTTACCAGGTGCACCAGGTAAAAATGGAAGTAATGGATTAAACGGAGCCGACGGTAAAAGTTCATTAATTAAAATGTACTCTGCTACTACTGCACAATGCGCTAATGGTGGTATTTTAATTGTATCTTTTTTGGATGTAGATAATAACGGTCAATATACGTCTAATATTGATACTAGTTATCAACAATCTTTACTATGCAATCAGGTAGTGGTAAAATATAAAGATAACAGTGATGATAAAGATTGTGATAAAGAAGACGACGATAGCGATGAAGAATATAAAAAGGAGAATTTAAAATGAGTCAAAGATTAGACGCAAAAAAGAATTTAGAAATGGCTGGTTTTTTTGATAAAGATTCTGATTATGGTGGCATGATTGGTGACGCTGTTATGAAACTTGTTGATACTCATTTTGATGAAGGTCATAGTGGTATGTCACATGAATATGTTTTGCATATATTTAATAAGGTTGTTCGAGGCATTCCATTAACGAAAGAATTTTGGGATTATAAAAAAGCTGAATTAGATAAGTTTGCCCAAGAAAATATGGGAGAGCCTTGGAAACCAGAATTAATAAAAGAAATGATTGGGGACAGACCTGAATGATTGTCAGATATTTTTATAGAGAATTATCAGACGATATTATTGAGGTAATACAAAATGCTTGTGGTTGTTGTCCTTTTGACCTTCTTATTACAAAAGGCAATAAATTTAGGGATTCATATTCTCTGTCTTTTGATACACAAAAACAGATTGAAAAGTATCTTATTCAAAAAAGATGGGTCGAACTATTAGAACCATCTAACAAAGACGATGAAATTGAAAAACTTAGTGCTAAATTAAAAAAAGCTATCGAGCAAAGAGATAATTATTCAAAGGAATTAGTTATGACTGATTTAGAACACGAATACTTTAAGACTCGAGATAATAAAGAAATTAATGAATTAAAAATATACAAGGGAGAATAAGATGGGACATTTATTAATGGCTATAGCATTTACTATACTTTTATTCGCAATTCTAGTAGTTGTTTACTGGATTGGATATTTATTCTAACGGAGGGCAGTAAAATGAAAGCTATATTAGAATTTAACTTACCAGAAGAACAAGAAGAGTATGAGATATAAAAAGGATTAATAAAATGACTGTATGGTATAATATTAAACAAGATAAATTAACAGTTTTCTGGGTTCCAGCTAAATCAGGTGAAATTTTAGACTTAGATAATATATTAAGTAGAATTATAAAAAAATATAAAAAGCAAGGTTTATATTATATATGTTTAGGAGAGTTATAGATGAAAGCTATATTAGAATTTAACTTACCAGAAGAACAAGAAGAGTATGAAATAGCTGTTAAAGCTTGGAAACACAAACATGCTATAACTAGGATACATCAAGAAATATTTAGACCTCATAGAAAACATGGCTATTCTGACGAAGATTTACAAAAATTATGTAAAGATGAAAAAGTATTAGAAGCTATTAGTGTATTAGAAGAGTTATTTCATAAAATATTAGAAGAAGAGGATATAAATGTATATTAAAGTAATGATAAAAGGTAAAAAATACAAACTAACTTTAGAAGCGGCTAAAAAGCTAGGTATTGTTAAATGAGTTTAAATTCAGATAAATTAGCAAAAAACTACAATAAATTCTATAGATACGCTAAAAAAGTAGCTAGAAAAGCACCTAGAGTAGATCCACAGGATTTATTGCATAATTTATGTTTACGTTTTTTACAAAGTAATCAAGATTTTGAATCAGGTGATGGTTATTTTTATGAGAATTTAAAAGGCTGTCTATTTAATATTGTTATAAGTAAAGATTATAATACGGCTAGTTTAGAAAATTTACTTGAAATAGGTTATGAACCTATATTAACTAAAACAGACGCACAGATGTTTGCAATAAAATTAAAAAAGTTACTTAAAAACAGGAAAAATTTGAAAACTCAGTTAAAAATATTAGAATTGTATCTAAATGATAATAATTTTAAAGAGATTGGTGAAATACTAAATATGAAGTATGATACTGTTAAGGCCAATTTTAGACATATAGTCACAAAGGCCAGAAAAGAGTTAAAACATGAAAGTAAATCTTTTTAGACAATCAGACAAAAATTTAGATACGACATTAGAAAAATTAGATCCAAACACCTATGCTCAATATGAAGAACTTCTTAATTTGCATGGTTATCACAACAACGGATTTTATGATGTGTTATATTCAGATGATGTAGCTATGACCACAATTATCTTGTGGGATGGATGGAACGGTGAATTTATTGATTTATGTTTAAGTAATTTAAAAAAAGGAGAGATATAAATGAAAACAATGATATTAACATTATTAATAGCTTTAAATATAAACGCTAAAACTATAAAAGAAGGAGACACTACATACACATGTAATCCTGTAAAAACATGTGATGAAAAACTACAACAAGCTTATGCTGAAATAGCTAAACTTAAAAAACAATTAAAAAATCAAAAAACTATTATAAAAGAAGTTACTATAGAAAAACCTGTGGTATATAAATTTGAAACTATAAAAAAAGTACATAAATACCATTTAATATCAATAGTTTATGCTCCAGACATCTATACAGTAGAAGCTAAAAACATTAGTAATAACCAAGCTAAAGCAGAAGCTAGAAGTAAAAGAGTACCTGGATTAACGTATCAATACCAATTTGAAAACGGTTTAACACCACTAATAGGTATGAATATAAACGGTAGCTTATCATTAGGACTTGGATTGGAGTTTTAAATGAAAAAATTACTATTAACTATTGTTTTTTTACCACACTTATTAAAAGCTGAAGTTATACAATTTACATATAAAAACGGTTTAAAAGTTGGTACAATACACAAAATATCGTTTGAAAATTCTTTTAAAAGATGCTCTAAAGTATGTTTTAATCATCTTTATAAAATCTATATGCCAGAAGAAAAAGCATTAGAAGCCATAGATATATGCGCAAACCCTATAAAACACGAATATTTTGGTAATTAAATGAAACATTTATCAAATAAAGTTGTTAAAAAAACGTTAATGGAATATAAAGATTTTGAAATATACGTTTTAACTGAGTATTTTGACAATATTTATGTTAAAAAGTATTATTGGAACGATTTAGAATGTTTAGAACCTCAAGGGCCATTTGAAGACTTTACAGAAGCATTAAAACATTTTAATGACACTATAGCAGCTTTTATAGAGCTTCCCCCATCATTATATTGCAATTAATAGACAGATGGTATCTTTTGACATATTGAGGTTACCTTAATAGTCCCCCATTTCTTATTTCCCTCTAAGCAATGGTGAGCCCGAAGATACGTCTGTAAGGCACAAACACGAGGGTATATAAAAAGAGGTAACACAATGGCAAATAGAAACTTTTCTAATGGTGGTAAATTATACATCATGGAAACAAAACCAGTAATGGTCACAATGAACTTCATCGTTGACCCTACTAATGAAAACGGAATTAACAGCTTAAAAGGCGCTACAGTTAAAAACGTATTCATGAACGCAAATACACCTGGAGCACTTAACCCAGATCCAGTAAATGGAACAATCGTAATCCGATTACAAGATAACTATAACAGATTGTTAGGAATTACTCACTCAATAGTATCACCTACATCTGGATCAGCATTACAAATAGATAACGCTGCTTTAACAGTTGGTACAGCTTATATAATCTCTACATTAGGAGACGCTTCTGCTGCTACTTGGCACGCTTTAGGAGTACCAGATGGAGTAACTCCAGCAGTTGGTGTAGCTTTTATAGCTAAAACTAATGGTGGTACAGCTAACGTATCAACTTCTAGAGTAATGGAGACAGCTTCAACAGGATCATCTGTAGCTTCTTTAGAAATCGTTGGTGATTCTAACCTTTCAATTGCACCAGATGCAACTAAAGGACAAGGTTTTGGAGCGCAAATCATACTACAAGCTCGCGATTACGCAGGTGCTTTAGTAGCTCCTACAGCTGGTTCATTAATCAGTATTACTTTATTTTTATCTGACTCATCTATTATAGTTCAAGGTCAATAATATAACCTAGCGGCTTGAAATATAGCCGCTAATTTTAAGCAAAGGCAAAATGGCTATACCAGGGATTCCAAATAACCTTATCGTTCAAGATGCTAATAGACAAATCCTAGTTTCCTGGGATTTAGTAGCTGGTGCTACATCATATATCGTTCAAAGAAGTGAAGATAACATAACATTTTCAACAATCGCTACAATATCAGGTACTCCATTAGCTACACAATACTTAGACACAACAATAGCAGTAAGTACCCAGTATTATTATATAGTAGCTGCGGCTAATGGTTCAGGACAAAGTTCATTTACAATATCCCAATCAGGAATGGCTACTAATGCAGCAGAAATGACTTTATCTCAAATAAGATTAGCCGCTCAACAAAGAGCAGACAGAGTAAATAGTAATTTTGTAAGTAAATCAGAATGGCGTACATATATAAATCAAGCTATGTATGAACTATATGATCTATTAGTAACTACTTACGAAGACTACTTTGTACACACTCCAATTTCATTTATATCCGATGGTACTACATTTATGTACGAATTACCAAACGGAAGTAACACATTTACAAACGCATTAAGTAATCAAACATTTACACCAAAAGCTTTTTATAAACTACTAGGTGTTGACTTAGGATTACAAACAGCTAACAACGCTTATGTAACAGTAAACAAATTTAACTTTGCTGATAGAAATAGATTTGTATTCCCTAACACAGCGTCAACAATATACGGCGTATTTAATCTACAATACAGACTTATGGGAAACAAAATAGAGTTTATACCTACACCTTCATCTGGGCAAATCATTAGAATATGGTACATCCCTAGATTAACAGAATTACTACTAGACACAGATACATCAGACATTGGCATAAGCGGATGGATAGAATATGTAATAGTAAGAGCCGCTAAATATGCTTTAGATAAAGAAGAAGCAGATACACAAAAGCTAGATGCTCAAATCTTATTCCTTAAACAAAGAATTGAAGATGCTGCTGCTAATAGAGATGAAGCTCAACCAAACACTATTTCAAACGTACATAAAAACTATGGTAATGGATTTAATGGCGGTTGGAACAGTGGAATAGGTGGGTTTTAGTGGCATTACCACAAAAATTACCTCTAGATTTAATGCAAGTAGCTTGGGCAAAAGAAATTGACCCAATGCTTAACTCTATATTAATCAGAGGTGGTTTACATATAACTAACATCGAAATAAAAACAGGTGTAAACGTTATAAATCATTTATTAAACAGAAAACAATTAGGTTATATAATAACTGATATAAATGATTCAGCAATATTATATAGATCAAAACCTTTTAACAATAAAACTTTAACAATAACAAGCGACAAAGATTGCACAGTGTCGCTATGGGTGTTTTAATATGAGTACAACAAGTCCTAATATGTCTTTAATAATACCTACAGTTGGTGTCGATGTAGGCCCTACATATGCGTTTGAAATAAACCAATCATTAAATTTAATAGATCAACATGACCATAGCCCAGGTAAAGGTATGCCAATTAGTTCAGAAGGTATCACAATAGTAAGTGATATAAACATGAATGGCTATGGATTTACTAACTTAAAAAGCGTAACATTATCAGTACAAACATCTAATTCAACACCTGCTACAGTATTTGTAAAAGGCGTTGATTTATACTATACAGATGTAAACGGAAGCGAAATTAGATTAACTAAAGATAGTGGTGTAAATGGTACTCCAGGATCTATAAGCAATTTATTGTCACCTGCATTTGTTAGTTACGTACCAGCATCATCTACATTTGTTTTTGGTTCTAATACAAACGTAGCAGCTAATTTAGACATTGGATCTATAAAACTAAGAAATTTATTACCAAACTCAACTTTTGCATTAACTTTAAATCCACCAGCTGCTTTATCTAGCGACTTTTCAATTACACTACCAACATTACCAGCTAGCACATCTATATTAAGCATAGGAACTACAGGTGCAATCAACACAGACATTAAAACGCCTTCCATACCTGTATCAACTAAGATAGTACAATTAAATTCATCTGGTCAATTGTTATCTACTTTGGACGTAGATGATAATACAATCAAAATTGTAGGTAATCAATTAATAGCAGCTAAACAATCAAACATTATAATAAACGGTGGATTTGATTTTTGGCAACGTGGTACATCTCAAAACGTAGTAGTATCAACTGTTACAACAGGATCTTTCTTTTTAGCTGATAGATTTGTAACGTTATACGGTAGAGGTTCAGGACCTAATATAGATTTAACAATATCACAAGATACATCAGTACCATCGGCAATATCTAAAGACGTAGTATATAGTGCTAAAGCTACATCTAATCTTAACACTTTATTAACAGGTAGCGCGAATTATGTAATACCGTTCTCACACAGAGTAGAAGGTACATTTACATTAGGTATAGGAACGTCAGATACAATATATTTAAGCTTTTATTTTAAATCAAACCATGTTGGATCATTTCCAATTAGAATGAGAATTGTAGATTCAACTGGAGTTACTTTTCAAAACTACGTAACTTCATTCACTAATACAACAGCTGATACATGGGAGCAAATACAAAAAACAATAGTATTACCAGGTTTTGATTTCTCTAGAACTAATAGTTTAAGTATGTTTGTTGACATAGCACCTACGGGTGGTACAACGACATCTAATCTTGATTCTTGGACTTTAGAGAGTTCATTTAACTTTGCTGGTTCTGTACAATGGACTGGTAACGATTTATCAGCTAATCCAGGGTATGTAAGTGTTACAGGCATAGTATTAAACAATCAAGCTTTCCAAGGTTTTTCAAGAATAGGTAAAACAATACCAGAAGAGTTTGATCTGTGCCAAAGATATTATATGTCATTAGTAGCTTCTGGCGGTTCAGCTTACCCAGGTGCAGGAGCACAAACATATACACCAATTACTTTTATGGTTCCTATGAGGTCTACACCTACAGCAAGTGGATCTACTTTAATTGGTAATAATAACGCTGATGGTGGAGCAGTAACAGTAATAGATAATAAAAGTGCTTATTTTGTAGTATCTCAAACAGCTGGAGCAGGTAACTACGCATCTATTAGATTAATTATATACACATCGGAGCTATAATAATGGCTTTACAAAAACAACCTATTGATTTAGCTTTTGTAGAAGGTCTAGAAACCAAAACTGATAGCAAACGCGTTCAGATAGGTAAGTTTTTAGAATTAGAAAACACTAAGTTTACAAAAGCTGGAGCATTGGTTAAACGTGATGGGTATCCAAAACTATCATCATTACCAAACGCTAATCAAACAACATTAGCTACATTAAACAATAACTTATTAGCCACAGGTACAAATCTTTACGCCTATAATCAAAACTTAAATGAGTGGATTGACAGAGGTACTGTAGAACCTATTACATTAAGCACACAATCATTAGTGAGAATTAATACTAGTCAATCATCAGCAGATGTAGCTATAATGCCTAATGGATCTGCTTGTGTAGTTTATAAAGATACAGGTTTATATTATTACCAAGTATTTAATAGTCAAACAGGTGAAACAATAACAACTAAAGCACAAATACCGTCAGGATCATCAGACGCTAGAGTATATGTTTTAGGTAACTATTTTGTAGTATTATATAAACAAACAGTAAGTTCTAATATACATATAAAGTTTACAGCTATATCAGCATTTAACCCATCTAACATAATAGCACCACAAGACTTATGTGTTGATGTAAACAGTATAAATTCTGGTTACGATGCTTATGTATTTAATAATAGATTATATGTTGGATATGAAGCTACATCATCTGTAGTTAAAATGTGTTACATAACAACTGGTTTAATCGTATCTACTTCTATATTTACAACATCATCAACAGCTAATGTAATATCTGTAACAGCTAAAAACAACACAGTTTATTTAATTGGTGCAAATTCAACAAATGGTTATGCTATAGGGTATAACTTAGATTTATCAGCTCAAACATTAGTTAAAACTACGTTATTTACAGGTTTAACAATCAATAGAATAACAAGTATAGTAAATACAGACTTAGAAGTTTATTATGAAGTTAGTAATACTTACAATTTTACGCCTAATAATCAAACTAATTACACCCAAAAAACTTTATTAAATCTTAACACTTTAACAACTACAACAAATGTATTGCTTAGATCAGTTGGATTAGCATCTAAACCATTTATATCTAATAATAAAAGCTATATGTTAGTAACATATGGTGAAGTTAACCAACCAACCTACTTTTTAACTGATAGTAATAGCAATATTATAATGAAATTAGCTTATTCTAACGGTGGTGGATACTTAGATTCACAAGTATTACCTCAAATAACGCTAATAGGTACACAATATTTAACACCTTATCTAATTAAAACGCAATTAGTACCTGTTAATAAACAAACAGATCCTACATCTACAGAACCAGTAAACGCCATATACACGCAAACAGGTATTAATTTAGTTAAATTTTCATTAAACATACCAGATAGAGCATTGTCAGAAGTATCTAACAGTTTACACATTACAGGTGGTATATTGTGGCAATATGATAGCGTTAAACCTGTTGAACATGGATTTTTTATATATCCAGAAAACATAACTGCTACTCAAAGTAATGGTGGAAATATTGACCCACAAACATATTTCTATAGTTTTTGTTATGAATGGACAGATAATCAAGGTTATTTACATAGATCTGCACCATCAATCCCAACTAAAATCACTACAACTGGTGCTAATAAATCAGTTATATTAAAAGTTCCTACATTACGTTTAACTAAAAAAGAAGGTGTAAGAATTGTTGGTTATAGATGGAGTGAAGGTCAACAAACATATTATCAATTTACATCTTTAACAAGTCCAACACTAAACGATACAACAATTGATAATGTTACAATTACAGATACATTAGCTGATAGTGCAATATTAGGTAACACAATACTATACACAACAGGTGGAGTAGTTGAAAACATTGCTGCCCCAGGATGTATACACTCAGTATTGTTTAAAAATAGATTAGTATTAATAGACGCTGAAACTAACTTACTATGGTATTCAAAACCTATATTACAAAGTACGCCAGTTGAAATGTCTGATTCATTTACATTATACGTAGCCCCTACATCAGGTGCACAAGGTAGTACTGGTAAAGTAACAGCATTAGGAACAATGGACGATAAATTAATTGTATTTAAAAAAGATGCAATATATTACTTTGTAGGTACAGGACCAGACATTACAGGAGCTAATAACGATTTTAGTGATCCAGTATTTATAACATCAGCGGTTGGATGCGACAATCCTAAATCAATAGTATTAACACCACAAGGATTAATGTTTCAATCTGACAAAGGTATATGGCTATTAGATCGTGGTTTACAAACATCTTACATTGGTGCACCAGTAGAAGCTTATAATGCTAATCAAGTTGTATCTGCTCAAACTGTACCAGGTACAAATGAAGTTAGATTTTATTTAAATAACAAAACTATATTAGTTTATGACTTTTATTATGGTCAATGGGGTAGTAGAACAAACTTAAACGTCGTATCTGCAACATTATATAATAGTAAAGACACTTATTTAAGTAATTTAGGTAATGTTTATCAAGAAACAGTAGGTACTTATTTAGATGGTTCAACACCTGTATTAATTAAGTTTAGAACATCATGGATTTCATTAGCTGGAATACAAGGTCTTGAAAGATTTTACGAAATGTACATACTCGGTGAGTATTTTACGCCATTTAAGTTAAATGTTCAAATAGCTTATGACTTTAATCCTAGTCCAGAGCAAAATATACTAGTAATTCCGGATAATTACGCTCCAAGCTACGGTGCAGATCCTCTATACGGTGATGGTAAGTCATGGGGCGGATCAAGTAATATATTTAAAGCTAGAGTATTTCCAGAAAAACAAAAATGTGAAACTTTTCAAATTATAATTGAAGAAGTTTATGATCCAAGCTATAATATAGTAGCAGGACAAGGACTGTCTTTATCTGGTTTAAACCTAATTGTTGGTATGAAACGCGGATACAGAACTAATAAATCTGGACAAAGTTTTGGATAATAAGGAGTAATTAATCTGGAAAATAATATCACTATTCACGCATTTAAGTTTAAGCATTTTAAAGATTTATTAGAGATATTAGAAAGTCAAAGCTACCAAGACATAGCTACAATAGAAATGAAAACATTACCTAAAATAGGTTATATTGCTTATATGGGTAAAACTCCAATAGCAGCTGGGTTTTTAAGACGATTAGAACCATGTTTTGCTCAAATAGATACCTTATGTTCAAACAAATACTATGGTAGTTTAGTAAGACATGAAGGTATTAAAGTCGTAGTAGAATCATTATTAGACGAAGCTAAAAGATTGAAATTAAAAGGTATTTTAGCGTTAACAAGTGATAACGGTGTATTTAAACGAGCCTCAGAAATAGGCTTTAAACCTATTAATGAAGCGGCTATAGGCTTAACATTATTAGACAAATAGTATCTTTTGACAAGTCGTTTGTCGCAACGTTATTCTTTTATATAAAGGAAACATTCAAATAATGGGTAATATAGGATCTACGTTAGAAAAAGGTTTAAAAAAAATAACAAGCGGCGGTATATTAGGAACTGATATACTCGGTGGAGCTAGAAAATTGTATGAAGGCGCTGATTCAGTTCAGCAAACTTCATTAATAGAACCTGCCACAGCTGAACAAGCTAATCAACAATACAAAAACGTTCAAGATACAATTGCTCAACAACAAGCCTTTTTACAAGCAATTCAAGCCCAAAACGGATTACAAAATCAAACTAATGTTTACAATCAAATGCAAAATATAGCAAGTGGAGTAGGACCAAATCCTGCTCAAGCTATGTTAAACCAACAAACAGGTGCTAATATAGCTAACCAAGCTGCATTAATGGCCGGACAAAGAGGCGCTGCTACTAATCCTGCGTTAATAGCTAGACTTGCTGCACAACAAGGCGCTAACTTACAACAACAAGCTGTCGGACAAGGTGCTGCATTACAAGCTAATCAACAATTAGCAGCTTTAAATAACATGGGTAATATTGCAGGACAACAAGCTCAAAATCAGCTAAATGCTCAAAATCAATTAGCTAATACTGCATTAAATTCACAAGGTAATATACTACAAGCAATAGGTAATAGAAACCAAGCAGCTGTAGGTAATATTTCACAAGCTAATCAATACAATTCTGGAATTGCCGCTGCAAATTTGGATAGACAAGCTAAAATAGCTCAAGGTGTAGCCAGTGGAGTAAGTTCAGCAATGACTGGTATCCCAATGGGCGGAATGGGTGGAGGCTTTGGCGGTGGAGGAATGATGACTGCTGGAGGCGGTGGTTCTGCTGGATCTGGTGGAATGATGCATAGGCAACAACCTATTAATATGGCATCAGGTGGAGAAATTAAATCTGAACAACCCATGTCAAGAATCGCACAATATTTTAATAGCCCCGTTAAAATGGCCGAAGGTGGTCAAGTACCTGCATTAGTAAGTCCTGGAGAAAAATACATAGCTCCAGAAGATTTAGCTAAAGTAAAAGGTGGAGCTAGCCCATTAACAGTAGGTAAAACTATCCCAGGTGTAGCTAAAGTTCAAGGTGACAGTTACGCTAACGACACAGTTCCAGCAATGTTAAAAGAAGGCGGGATAATTATCCCTAGATCTATAGTTCATGGTAAAGATGCAGCTAAAAAATCAGCTGAATTTGTTGCCGCTATATTAAACAAACAACACATTAAAAAGTAGTAATATGAGTAATATAAAACTTGATTTTAAAAACTTTAAATATGTTTCATCTGATGATAATTGCACAACATTAGAACATAAAAAAGATAAGCATCAAATTATATTACATCATAAAACATTGTCAAAAGACAATATTAAAAGATTACAAGAACTTGCTCCTAAACAAGAAACTAAAGAAGTTAAAGAGCCTATTAAAATGGCCGAAGGTGGAGAAATACCACCATACATTGCAGCTGACGTACCTGAGCAACCATTTCCAAATACAAACTTCGATGTTAACCAACCTGTATTAACTCAACCATCACCTGAATATCAATATCAAGCTAAAGTTGAACAGATTAGTAAACAATATCCACACATGACTCCAGATGCAATAAACAAATTTGCATTGTCAGAAATGGAAAGAGAAAAAGCTCAATTAGAAGCTGGTGCACTTGAGCGTGAACAATACCGTCAACAACAATTACAAAATATTCAAGCTGAAAATCAACAACGTTCGAGATTAGGTTTAGCTCCATTAGCAGAACCTACACAACCTGTATTACCAAATGCTAACGGACAACTTGAACAACAACCGTCATTAGCTACACCTGTTGAACAACAAATACAACAACCTGAAATACAACAGCCACAAACAATGGCTCCATCTGTTAACCTTGGTGACTCTATCCTTAAAGCTGGTATATTACAACAAGCAGCAGCAGAAGCTCAGTTAGGTGAAGAAGAAGTACAAGCGTTACAACAAGCCGCTATACAAGAAAAAAATATTACTAATGCTTATAATGAAAAACTACAATCATTAGAAGCTGATAGACAAGCATTTCAAAAAGACATTGAAGCTGGGTACATTAACCCAGATAAATATTGGACTGGATACACATTACCAAATGGTGATAAAGTACCAGGTCATAGCAAATTAATGGCAGCTATTGGTATGATTATAGCTGGATTTCAACCAGCACAAAATGGACCAAACGCCGCTGCTGAAATGTTAAAACATCAAATGAACGAAAGTTTAGAAGCTATGAAAACAAATCTAAACAGTTCACATAATTTACTTAAAGCTAATTTAGAACATTTTAAAAACGTTCAAGATGCTACAACAATGACTAGAATCATGCTTAACGATTCTTTAACAACTAAATTAAAACTTGCAGCTGCTAAAGCTAAAACACCAATGGCGCAAGCTCAAGCTGTTCAATTAATTGGTAAACTTGAATTAGAAAAACAAGGTCAATTACAAGAACTTGCTAAAAACCAAACGCTAGCTGATATTAAAAATCAAATAGGTAAAGATCCACAAAACATGGACGCTATGATTAATGCTTTAGAAAACTTAGATCCTAAGTCAGCTAAAGAATTACGTGAAAGATCAGTACCAGGTGTCGGTCTTGCTACAACTAACGAAGGTGCTAAAGGCGTTAGAGAAATGAAAACAGCGGTTGACACAGTTAAACAAGATGTTAATAGACTTAGAGAAATATTAGCTAAAACTGGTAAATCTTTTAGCCCTAATTTAAGAGCAGAAGCAGATACTATTAGACAATCACTAATTGGTAGATTAAGAATGCCTATCACTGGACCAGGTGCAATGTCTGATGGTGAACGTGAATTATTAATGAACTTAATACCTGATGTTACAAGTATGACATCTTTAGATTCTAACAGTATGACTAAATTAGATTCGTTAGAACAAAGAATGGCTAATAACTACAACGCTATGTTACAAGCTAACGGTTTAAAACCACAAATTCCTACACAAAAAACTATTGAAAGAGTAACCAAAGATGGTAGAATAGTCATATATGACGCTGTAACTAAACAGCCTTTACGTTATAAATAAAGGATAGAATGGATTCTAAAACCAAAAAACAAATACTAGAGCTTCAAAAAGAAATAGATCCAAAACTATTTAACGAATATGATTATGAAGATCCAGCAAACGTAATAAGAGCGGCATTAAACTCTGGTATAAATGTTAGTGCAGAGTTAATTAATAAAGTAATGCCTGATTTAAATTTAGATACTACATCTGATAAAATACCGATGGTATCTAAAGGCGATAGAGAAGAACAATTTCAAAACTTACCTGAAAACATGGCTTTAAACTTTTCTGGAGGCGTTAAATCTAAAGATTACGCTAATATGCTAGGTTTAAAACTTAATGAAATAGCTAATGTCGTTAAACAACATGGTGAAGAACCGTTAAAAATAGTATCTAATGTTTTAAGTGCTCAAGAAGCTAATAATATTGTAGCTGCTGGTGGACCAAAAGCTGCAAAATTTCTTGATGCTTTAGATAAAGTGTTTGGTCCTCATCCACAAAGAGATTGGGCACCTCATAGAGTAGTTAACAAAGACACTCAAGCTGTTAAAGCTGCAAAAAATGTAACTGAAGAGTTATTTAACGCTAACCCTGCGTTTCAAAAACAAATAACTGATGATGCTTTAAATACATTAGCAAACACTCAACAAGCATCTAGATCTGTAATTAAAGGCGGAGGAGCAGATAGAGCACCAGGTGCAGCATTTGATCCTAGATATAAACATGTAGGTGGAAAAGGTACTGAACTTGCTGGAGTTGCGGCGGTACCTGCTACTGGATTATTAATGCCTTCTAATGATCAACAACCTGAACAACCATTAGAAGGTTATGCCGAAGGTGGAATGGTTCAAGATATGCCTTCGTTTGATCAAACAATGGATATTCCACAAGAAAGATTACCTGCATTTGATGAAACAGAAGACACTAGTAAATATGAAACACCTGGTCAAATAGCTTTAACAGCGGTTGAAGGTATTGCAGAGGGAATAGCTGGACCATTAGCGCCATTATTACAAACTGAATTAGGACAAAATCCTGATGATATAAGAGCTAGAGCGGCATTAAATCCTATTACTAAGGGTGTTGGTGAAGCAGCTGGTTTAGGTATAGGTATGTTTACGGGTACAGGTGAAGCAGCTGTAATGTCAAAAGCTGGTCAAGCTATAACTAAAGCTGCTGGTTTAGCTGAAAAAACATCTGTATTAGGTAAAATAGGTAGTAAAGTTGTTCAAGAAGCCGTTGAAAACATGGTTCAACAAGGTAGTGATGAAATATCTAAAGTAATATTAAAAGATCCAGATGCTTCAATGCAATCAGCTATAGGTAATATAGGCTTAGCTGGCGTACTGGGTGGTGCATTAGGTGGCGTAATGGGCGGAACATCTGAGTTATGGAAAGCTACAGCTGGTAAAAAACTAGATGATACGTTAAATACAATGTACGACAGAATGTCTGGTAAAACTTTATTCTTACCAGAAGAACTTGAAGCATCAATGAGAGCTATTGGTGTTGACAGTGATCCATTACTAAGAGCGGCAGTAAGTAAAGATCCTAATTTAGTTAATAAATTTAATGTATTAAAAGAAGTGCAAAACAGTGAAGTATTAGCATCAATTGACAATGCACATAAACAAGCTGAAAAAGCTGTATTAGAGACATTAAACGTTGATCCTAATGAAATGATGTATTATTCAAAATCAGAAGCTGGTAATGATTTATTAGAAACGTTTAAAAAAGAATACAATACTAAATACTCACCATTTGAACAAAAGTTTAAAGAACGTGATGAGCTTGCTAAAGAAATTAAATTATCAGATGACGCTAAACTAGAACACTATACCAGTATGTTAGAGAATGGTGTAAGTAAAATAGGAGCTGATAGCCCTTATTTTAAAACTTATCAACAATATGCTGATCGTATATTAGCTAAAGATACAGTTGGTGGTTTAGATAAACTTAAAACTGAAATCAATGATAAAATAAAAGGTTTAAAAGTAGGTGGCGATTATAACGAAATCAACGCATTACGAGATATTAAAGAAGCTATATCTGATTTACAAGAACGTGAAATAGTTAAGCAAATCAAAGATGTAAGCGATGTAAACATTGCTAATCAATTAATAGAAGAACGTAACTTATTAAATAAACAATACAGAGACTTTGCTAATATGTCTGATGAGTTAACTAATCACTTAGGTGTCGGTGATTTCTACGGTGCTAAGACATTAGAAAATAAACTTACAGATAAATTGTCAGCTGAACAACTATTAAATAAATTTTCAATTAAAAATAATGCTGACTTTATACCATTCTTACAACAAAACTTTCCTGAAACTTTAAACAAAGTTAAACAAGCAGAGTTTAAAGAATTTGTTAAACCAGCTTTTTTAAGTGCAAAAGAAGGTCAAGAAATCAATGTTAAAAAACTTGCTGATCTAATAGATAAAGGTTTAGCCGGTAAAAAAGAATATGTTGAATCATTAATATCACCTGATACTATGTCGATGGTTAAATCAGCTACAGACGTATTAACTGGAATACCTAGTCCTAAATCATCTGGTACTGCTGGATGGATGACTAAAGTATTTGATAAAATGCCTCAATCTGCATTAGCTGGAGCAGCTGCAATAATGGGACAAAACCCATTATTAGGTTATTTAGCTGGTGAAGTAGCACAAGCAACTGGACGTAATATACCGGATGCAATTAGATTAGCGTATTTAAAGTTTATGGCTAGTGACAAACCAGTACAATCTACAGCTTTTAAAGCAATGGTTGAAGCTATACATGATACATATAAATTCGAAAATAAACTAGGTAAAGCTACTAAAAACTTATTTAATGCTAGTGTTAAAACTGTTATAAACGATATACCTGATCAAGAATCTAGAGATAAATTGGCTAAAAAACTAAAAAAATTAGAAGAAAATCCTTATGCGTTAATGGATAGTTTAGGTAATACTGACTTAGCTCACTATATGCCTAATCATCAAGCATCATTAGCCGCTAGTGCCACAGGTGCAGTACAATATTTACAAGCGTTAAAACCACAACCGTATAAACCATCAGTATTAGATAAGCCAATTGAACCATCAGAAGCACAAAAACAAAGATATTACAGAGCTTTAGACATTGCTCAAAACCCTTTAGTTGTATTACAACATATTAAAGACGGTACACTACAAACTAGTGATATAGAAGATTTAAACGGTATATATCCATACCTTTATAGTAAATATGTAACTAATATTACCAATGAAATAAGCAATTTAGAAGCTGCTGATAAACAAATGCCATATAAACAACGAGTTTCTACATCGTTATTCTTAGGTCAAGCATTAGATACTACAATGCAACCTAGTTCAATATTAGCTGCACAAGCTGTACATCAGCAAAAAATAACTAATCAACAACAAGGTCCGGCCCCTGGAGCTAGTAAAAACACAGCTAAACTAGGTAAAATCAACGCTAGTTATATGACACCGTTACAAAAGTCAGAAACAAACAAAATGAAATAGACATTTGGGCTCTTATAGCTACGCAATCAAGCGTTTAAACCCATAAGGAGCCTATAATATGTCTTCAAGACCCTTTTTAAAGCCGTTTCAAGCAATCAAAGACGGCGATATGTCAGCCGATATAACCTCAGTTGCAACAATCATAACTAATTTATCAATGATATCTTATCAAGTTACTTGGACTGGTACTTCACCCGTTGGTGTTGTAACAGTAGAAGCTTCGAATGACTATTCAGTTGATGCATCTGGTAAAGTATTAAACGCTGGTACTTGGAGTGAAGTAACGGGCGCAACTGCTGCTATATCTGGTAATACAGGTAAAGGAATGATTAACTTAAATCAAATGCCAGCTTTTGCAATTAGACTAAAATATACATTTACTTCTGGTACAGGTACTTTAAACGCAACTGTAGTTGCTAAGGTGATGTAACATGGCTGATTTTTATGTAGAATATCCGGCTCAAGGCGGTGGAGGCGGAGGAGCTAACACAGCTTTATCTAATTTAACAACTACGTCTATTAATACAAATTTATTACCAAATGCTTCTAGTACACTAACACTTGGTGACTCTTCCTTGCTTTGGGCTAATCTATATACTGACAACGGTAACATTGGTAGATTAAGCGTAAACACAGCAAACAACACATTTGCTTTTCAATCTAAAGCAAATGTAGACGGTGTTGCAATGCGTTTATATGGAAATTCAGATATATTTAGATCTGATTTTGCAGCTGGTAGTTTTGGATTAAGAATTAATGCTTATGACGATGCCAATGGTGTATATAAAGATGTACAAACTGATAGTGAAAATTTAATTTTAAATACTAATACTAGTGCAGTTGTTAATGTACTAGGTACGGCAATTCTTAATGTTCAATTTTCAACAATAACAGCTAATGCAGATTTAAGTTTAAATACTCATTTAATTACTAATGTTGTTGATCCTATAAATCCACAAGATGCAGCTACTAAAGCTTATGTTGATAGTTTAATACCGCCTGTTGTAATATCAGCAGCTTATCATTTACCAGCTAATGGTACTTATGGACCTACTGCGCCTATTGATTTTTCAACTCAAGAATTTGATACTAATGCAGCTGTAACTACTGGCGCTGCTTGGAAGTTTACTGCACCATCTCAAGGTTTATACTTAATAACAGGAGCTATTAATTTTATAACTTCTGCGGCAGGAGTTAAACTATATAAAAATGGTAGTGCTTATAAGCATTTAGGTTTTGATAGTACTACTATGGATGGCTCTTACTCTGGTACTGTTAGATTATTAGCAGGAGACTTTATTGATATAAGACCTAGTGCTTCGACTACAGTTGGTGGAGGAGCGTTATCAGCTGATTCAACTTCTAATATTAATATAGTAAAAATTGGTAACTACTAGGTTATGCGTACAGTAACAATAATTGATAGACAAAATGCGTCTACCACCATTGAGAGTAAAGAACTTATGGTGGGTTCTAGCTATGGCTATGCTGTAGAAGTCTTTTGGGACGCTACAGTTGACGGTATTGTCTATTTAGAAGCTAGCGTTTGTAATAGAACAGCTAGACCAGAAGAAATTATCTGGGTAAAAATGAATGATACTGTTGTTAATACTGCTGGTAATGAAGGTAGGTTGTGGAATAGACCACAAATTATGTATAACTGGGTTAGATGTAAGTTTGTACCAAATGTGGGTAGCACAGGAACGTTGACGGCTATTATTTGCACTAAGGACGTATAACATGGCTTTTGATTACAGGTCTGGTATAGAGGACGTAATTATCAGGGAAATGCCTGATGTCGTTATATCGCCTAGTCAATTACCATTACCTGTTACAAATGTACCTAGTGCAACTTACACAACTAAGGTTGTATTTAATGCTATAACCTCTGTTGCAAGTGGTATTGAAACTACAATTGTTAGTTATACAGTACCTGTTGGTAAAAAAGTTTTACTACATAAGTCTGATATGTCAGGTACTAATGTAAGTAAGTTTACGATGTATTTAAACGGTAACCCTTTGTCAGTACAAAGAGTTTATTATACAGAGTTTAACGCAAAGATGGATTTTAGTGGTTTATATTTAACAGGTGGAGACATATTAGTATTAAAAGTAATACACAATATGTCATCACTAGGTGATTTTGAAGCTAATATACAAATAGACGAGGAAAATTAAATGTCATTAGAGCTAAAGAAAAAACAATTAGAGTTAAAACGTGTTGAAACTGCACGATTTGATTTAGAACTTAAAATTGAAGAGCGATTAGACGAAATTAAACGTCTTGAAATTGCTATTCAACAACAAATAGAAACAGAACAAAAATTAAAAATTCAGTTAGATGAATTAACAAAAAAGGAGAATGAAAAATGAGTGACTTTAACAGTTCACTACCCGTAAGAACGGAATTACCTGGTGATGTGATAGTTAAGATTGCAGATGCAACAACAACTACACAACAGTTAGCCGTTAATGTCGATGGTAGTATAAACGCGGTTGTAACCGCTACAAATTTAGATATTAGAGATTTAACGTTTGCAACTGATAAAGTAGACGTATCAGGATCAAGCGTTTCAATCACTGGTTCTGTAACAGTAACCGCTACTGATTTAGATATTAGAAACCTTAGTGCAACACAAGATAATGTTGCTATTAGCGATGGTACTGATACATTAGCTGTAAATGCTGATGGATCTATTAACGTTAATGTAGTTACAGCAGCCGCAGGTGATTCTATCAATGATTACAAAGACGCAGCGGCGATTGCAGCTGGAGCAAGTGATAATCATGATTACACTGTCACAGCTGGTAAAACATTAACTTTAAAACAAATTGAATCCTCTGCTTCTGGTAAAGCTAAAATGGTTTTAAGCGTTGAAACAGGCGTTGGAACTAATACTTTTACTACTATTGCAGCTCAATTTAACTCACCTGCAACACCGGATATGTCATTAATATTAAATGCTCCTATCACAGTAGCAGCTGGTGTTAGAGTTAGAGTTACTATGACAAATAGAGATTTATCGGCAATGGATTTATACTCAACTATTTCAGGAATTGAAGTCTAATTATGGCAGATTTAAGCGATTTACAATCAGCATTAACTACAAAACTAACTGGAGCTAATAGCTCTGGTTCTGAAACTAATTTTGTCAATGCTACCGTAAATGGCGATCTGCAAACAGCTGATATAATTAATGTATCAGGAACACAAGGTTCATTTTCAGTTACAACAACCGCTGCACCGTTAAGAGTAGGCGGTTCTAATTTAGCTAATAGAAAATTAGTCACATTTTATCATGATACTTCAAATACTGTTTATTGGGGATACACTAGTGGAGTTACAACATCCACAGGTACTCCAATTGGAAGAGGTCAATTTACTCAGTGGGCAGTAGGACCTAATGTAGATATATATTTAATATCTACTACAACAGTGGCTAGTAGAATAACGGAAGGTGCTTAATGTCTTTTATTGTACAAAACTCGACAGCAAGAGGGACTCCTTTTGATAACTCAATAACAGGACTTACTGCAACAACGGTACAAGACGCTATTGATGAAATTCAAACAGGCATAATTACAGGACTTCCGACTCACGGTATAACACATTTACCAAACGGCACCGACCCTTTAGCAACTGGTGTACCTAGTACATTAAATCCTGACGTAGCTAATACAGAAGGTACGGCTAATGCATTTGCAAGGGCCGATCATATACACAATATTCCAGCAGCAGCGCCACAAAGCACAGGTACAGCTAATTCAGAAGGTACTTCGGAGAGTTTTGTTAGAGCTGATCATATCCATGACACTACTATAGCTAATCAATCAGTAAATGCCACAGCAGCAGCAAATACTACAAGTAATACTGCCGTAGTGTTAACTTCTATGACCTTAACTGTAGCAGTAAGTGGTACATATTTAATAAAAGGAAATGTAGTTTTTGTATCTTCTGGTAATAATACTACTACTATTGGGTTATATAGAGCAGGAACATTATTGACTAATACTAACGGTACTTTTGCCCGTAATGCTAACAACCCAATGACTTATGCAGGGTTTACTATAGCTTCTTTAACAGCAGGACAAACTATTGACATTAGATGGAATACTTCAGGTGGTACACAAATTACTGCCAATTTAAGATGTTTAGCTATAATTAGGCTGGGTGCGTAATGGATTATATATTTACTAAATCAAATATAAATTTATCTAAATTACAAAAAGAAATACTACCACTAGTCAATATAGACGGGTTATCGTATTCTGATCCAGAGCTAACAGTCCACGTTTCTACAACACTAACACAAGAGCAACTTGACAGTATTACAACAGTAATAACTAACCATAATCCTGTAGATATGGATGCTATTATTCAAGCTAAGATTGATGATGCTGTACATTTTGGTAAAGAGATAATGGATGCATTTAAACGAGAGAATATTTTAATGGGTATTACTCAAGCTGGTAAAACTAAAGCCGTACATGATTATCTACATTGGGTAGAACATTACGTTAGTTCAGGGTCTTTATATGCAGGTAAAGATCAAGTTTTAAATATAATAAACGCTAATAATATACCAGCTGATTTAAGTCCTTTTGTTACAGTACCAAGACTTACAATTTTTGTTAATAAAATTTTAGTATATTTGGAGCTACCAACTATATGAAAACAATTACTATAGTATTTTCTAGAGCTAAAGCGTGGTATAAAATAGGAAGCAAGATAATTACTGAATCTGAAAAAAGAGATTATTCGCATGTTGCTTTATTAATATCTACAGATCACGGTAAGTTTGTATTACAGGCTTCTGGGAATTACATAAATATGATTACAGAAGATGCTTTTTTAAGAGATAATACTATCTGTAATACAGTTTCAATAGAATTACACAATATTCAATATAAAAATATTACGCATTATGCTATGAGTAAACTTGGTGTTTACTATAGTAAAACACAGTTGTTTTTATTAGCTATTAAAAAGTTATTAAAATTAGAATTAAGTTATAGTAATGAAGAAAAAGCTATGATTTGTTCAGAGTATGTTATACGTTCGTTAGAACATGGGATGAAAATTAATGTAAAAATAAAAAGAGACTATATCACACCAAGTGATGTAGAAACAATATTAAAGGAAAATGGGTTATGGACATAAAAACGAGGTTAAAATTGTATTATAGTTTGATACTATCACCATTATTGATGTTTTTTGAACCTTATATGTTATTAGTTAAAGCTATTGGCGTATTAGTTATAATTGACATTATAACAGGTATTATGGCTGCTAGAAAAGAGGGTAAAGACATTACTTCTAGAGGTTTGTATAAAAAAATACCTATAGTTGGGTTATTTTTACTAGGGTTAGCAGCTGCTAAAGTGTCAAATCCGTTACTAATTGAGTTTGGTATTGAACAGCATCAAGCTGGTAAGTGGTTATGCAGCTTATATGGTATATACGAATTACTTAGTATATTAGAAAATTTAGGTAAATTAGGGTTACCAGTTGCTAGTCAATTAGCAGATAAATTAAAAGCTAGTGCAAACGTAGATAAAAAAGATTAATTATAAAGTAATAACTAAATTATTATATTTTTTACTTTTAGTTATTTTATACCCTAATAGTTTTAATACAACTCTTAACTCATTTTGTTTAAGTTTTAACTCATTAGCTTGAATAGCAAAATTTAACGGCCATTTATCTTTAATAAAATGTTGTCTTAAATGAAACAACTCTTCTCTTAATTCCAAATCAAAATACATTCTATAACATAGTTTATAAAATTCTTTTTTAGTTAATTTTTTATTATAGCACATTTAAAAATCCCCTTGATCTTTATTACATTTTTTACATACCCATTTGTCATGATGAAATCCTACGTTTACCCATTCGTGTTGGCAACCTTTTTTAGTATTATTACTTGGTGAATGGTCGTAATCACCTAGCCATACATGATCATCATAAGATTTACCTAATGGTAGTTCTGTTTGATCTTTATTGTTATTTACAGCATCTACATAAGATTGCCATACCCAACTTTTCATGGCTTAAAAAACCTATTACCTGATTTTGGAGCGTAAGTTTGAAAATGAACTCTTGGTACTGCTTGATCGTCTTCACACCATAATCCAATTTCTTCTAAATGATTTACATTGTCTTTACACCATTTAAACAAACTACCGTTTTTATCTAAAATATCAACAGCACAACCTTTTAAATGAGCACTACCCATTGGTATTTTATTATCAGGTATGCCTTTGGATCTATAAATACGTAAATGATCTTGTTCAGATCTATATCCAGAAGTAACAATCATTGGTTTATTGTATAAAGCCCTTACTTTGTTAATTTTAAGTAAAAGCTCTTCTAGATTATGCTGATGATTAATGGGTATATCACTAATATTATGATCACCCATTAATTCTTTCATAGAAATCATTTAACGCTCCATTTAGCTTTAAATTCTTTATATTTAAATAACATATTAGGATCTTGAACGCTACCACCACGTAAAATAGGGCAAGCAGAAAAGTCAACTCTTACAGCAAACATTCCACCAATTAAAAATGTTTCAGTTTTGTTTTCAGATATTAATTCAGAAGAACAAGAAACTGTAACTACATTATCAGCTGCTTTTGCTCTAATAGCTTCACTTCCTAAAATCCACAATTCATCTTTAACAGCTAATTTATACATTTCTAAACTCATAGACATTCTGCTAGAATTTGTTTGCTCCATACTTCTGACTAAACGTTTATATAAATCTAGTCTAGTCTCTAATTCTCCGCTTTCAAACTGCCCTTGAACTCCGCCTCTAGCGCGATGAAACATTAAAATACCTGTTGGAAGAATGTTACGTTTACCAGGTAAAGCTTCAACAATTGCGCTACCCATAGAAGCAGCAAAAATAGTTAAAGTTTCTACGTTAGGTAGAGTTTTAGCAAATTCAATAAAATTTAATCCTGAATCAATGCTACCACCTGGAGTGTCTAATACTAGGTAAATTTTATAATTTTGTTTTCCGCGTTTAGTAATTAAATTAGATAACTCTTTAGCAGCTTTAGTTACTACTTCGTCGTTAATTTCGTTTCTAATTGTTACTGTGTTTTGTTGCGTAAGGTTTATATGCAAAGATTGTGCATTTGTAATTACGCTAAGGATAAGAACTGTTAAAAATATTAAAATAAGTTTCATTAAACCACCTTTTTAGATTAGAATGGCACAGATATTGTTATATGTCAATATCTAATTTTAAAGGTATTACATTGTATTCGTCTTTTAGTATTTTACATTGTTCTTTAAAATGACTAGCGGTGTATTTATGACTTAAATCTTTAAATAATATTATTTTAGCAGAGTCTTTATCTTTATATCTTCGAACACCTCTACCAACCTTTTGCATAAAAGATGATTTAGCTTTACCTAAGGCAGCTATAATCACATATTCACAAGGTTTAGTGTCAACACCTTCGGATAGTAGTCCTTCGGTGCCTATTAATACCTTAACTTTACCTTCATTAAATTGTTTAATGTAATCCCTAGACGATTCGTCTTTACCATTAGCAAATGGTAATCCTGTTAAATCGCTTAATATAAGGCCGTGATTAACTTCTTTTACTAAACATAGGGTAGACTTGCCTTGATCTTCTAAATCAAGTAATAGACCCGATATTATTTGATTTCTAGTTATGTTATTAACTACTAGTTGAGAGTAAACTTGTTGCCAACCGTTTAAATCCACATCTTGACGTGGTATTTCAATGTAATATCCGTCCACAGGCACTATATAACCCTCATTTACTGCTTGTTGGTAATTTAATCTGTATATAACTTGACCTGCAACGGCTTGAAATAACAAAGCTTCTTGGTTTTTGTTTCTAAACGGCGTAGCTGTAACAAAAAACCTATAATAAATGTTATTCCATTTAATTTTATTTAAAATTTGATAAGTTTTAGCCGCCACATGATGAGCTTCGTCAATAATTAAACAATCGTAATCATTTTTAAACATTAAAGCAGCTGAATCAATGTTTTCAATGTCAATATTATCCATGTTTTGAAAGATTTGACTAAAAGATTCTTTTAATTGTTTCTTAATTTCAAGGTTTGGTACTACGATTAATGTTTTAACCTGTAATTTAGCGGCTATTAAAGCTATAACCATCGATTTACCTGTACCTGTGGGCATTGATATGGTCCCTCGAACATAGCGAGTATTGATTAAATCTGCGACTTTTTGTTGTGATGCGTAAGGTTTATGTAAAAACGTCGCTTTATTAATCTTTGGATTAGATTTAGGTATTTTTCTTAAATCGGTTACTTTAGCTTTAATGTTATTATCTTTTAAAAAATCATAAACAAACGTTATAAGGCCGGTAGGGAAGTTACCTTTGTTATCAATAAGATATTTAGTTGTATGGAATATATTTTTACTAAAGTAAGCAGCTTGATCATCTATCTGATACGATAGTATTTTCCTAAGCTTGTTAAACTCAGGTGATTTTAAGCCTTTAATACTGGAGTAGCTGTTATTAATCGTTAATTCCATTAAATAGTATTTGCCTTTTTTCTGTTTTCAGTTTGAGTAATAACTCTTAAATTCCAAGGTACATGTAAACCGCAAACAAATTTGTTGTTTATAGGGATAATGTGATCTACTTCATATAAAATACCTGTCTGTTTTGTTAAAGATGCAGCTTCTTTATATATATATATATTTAAAATTTGTATTTTTTGTTCTTTAGTTAACCATTTTGGAGTAGCTTGTTTTTCTAGGCTACGTCTATGTCTTTTATACAGCATAGATTTTATTTTATTAATTTGTCTTCTTTCAAAAAACTTTTGCTTTTTTAAAAC